GCATACTCCAATCCAATCACCTGCTCGTTCAATATCTAACACGTTATACATCTTTGTGTCAGCTCCTACCATACCCATATACTTTGGTTCAACAGCAGGATTAAGTGAGCGAAAGCGAATGTCAGAGATGCCAGTCTTAGTAATGTAAGGTATACTAAGTCTGCCTAGATACTGTTCATGTCCTGGTTCAGGCTCCGCGACTACGCCTAATCGTGCCAACCGTGCCACTTCCAGAGTTATACCCCTGCTTCGAAGGTAACCTTCTGCCTGATAGATGCTTTCCTGGTACTTTTTGGACGCTATGCCCAAGAGTTCCTTCTGCGAATTTTGCAGCGCCACGTATGTCACACCCTTCTTGTTGTGCTATGATTTGTAAACTGTTTCCTTGTACACCACATGCAAAGCATACGAATAAGTTTTCGTCTAAGTTAGCTGTACCTGATTGGTGTGAGTCACCATGAAAGGGACACTTCAGATTGACTTGCCCATGGTCACGACGCATACTGGCACCGTAGTGCTCTAATACAGCCTTGATGCTGGGTAAATCATTCACCGAATATATCTCCTAATCTAAGTACCAAGTATGCGTCCGCAATGGACTTGCCCCGTGCTTTAATGATAAGCGCTGCAATGACTTCTTCTTTCGATAGTCCTCGAGCTTCTGCGAAGTGAACTGATTCGACTTGGGCTTCTCTTGTCCACCCACTGAGGTCGACCTTATTACCAGCACCTGGGGCTTTGCATTCGATAACGCCAATACTTCCAAGGAAGTCTTTGCGGACAACAACGTCGCCCTCATCTCTTGTACCAGTTCGAGCAAGTCGTTCAGCGTCGTATCCATTTGCTCTAAACCAGTCTCTGATATCTGATTCAAAGGTTGCACCTCTAGCCTTGTGACTTTTCCGTGTCGTCATCTACTTCGTATTCCTTTGGTAGTTCAAACTTGTCAATGACCAAACGTAATCTATCTTCATACTCTTTAGTTAGCGCAGATACTGCATCTTGCCAACCTTCAACGTATGCTTCTTGTCGCATAATCTTTAGTGTCTTTTCCATTAACATTATTCTCCTTAAACATTCTCTGGTATATCATCAATGAACATGTACTCAGGATTGAAAGCAACCCATGTCATGAGTCCTCCCCCTGCGTCAGCTCTACCGTATCTATTCTTAACAGGTGCAACACCCATAGAAGTACCAACAACGCCGAGGGTGCATATAAGAGCAGGAAGTTGAGCGACCTTACCCTGAATAGCGGAGCGCGGTTGACACGGGCTACCTTGGACAGCCTCCGAAGTGTGGTGTAGTACAACCACTGCAGCGTTAGTCGCTCTCGCAAGATACTTCAACTCCTTCATGATTGCTCGCATTGATGCGAACTCTTCGCCACCATCGGTGGCTACATCCATTAAGTTATCTACAACAATCAATGTTGGTGGGCAACCCCATAGTTCTTCAAAGGCTTGCACTTCTTCATCAATATCTTGTAGTGTTGGTGCTGATTCAAACGACCATACAATGTGGCTACCCTTTGCAAGTGTTGCCTTTGTCCAACCATGGTCGGTATTCATCAATGCTTCAACGTCAGTCTGTGACTTACCTGAAATCATTGAGGCTAATCGCATAGCCATTGTGTGTGCGTTGGTATCTGCTGAAATATAAAGTGTTGGTACTTTCATCTTCAGCGCTAAAGCCAGTGCTAGAGTTGACTTTCCGACTCCAGGCGCGGCTGCGAACATCGAAACCTCAGAGCGCCTAATGATAATCTTGTTACTTTCGAATGCCTTAAAGCAACTAGGGAGCGGTTCTCCACCGATACTGGAACGACCAACTGAGCGGACAAGTGTACGCATCCTGATTCATTCCCTTCTTTATAGAAAGAACGCAGCCACTTACGTGGTGTGCGTCGGTAGCTGCGTTCCTTCATCAACGTTTTAGTTTACTGGCTTGCACTGGTCGGGAGTCCCCTGTGGGGTTGGGCATGCCCAGAAAGCGTAAGGCTTTCCACTGGCTTTGCTCACTCCCTGTCGGAAGATTCTCGCTCCGTGTATACATGTCGGACTCGCTGTCCCTGACGGTGTTACTGCGCTTGGCGGAGGTGTAAGTGACGGACCCTGCCCCTGGGTTGGAGCGGAGTAAGTGGATGGCGCTGTGCCTTGAGTTGAAGGCGTGGTCCCCAAAGGGGCAGCATTGTATGCACCAACAACCAATCGTTGCACTGCTGCAACTTGTGTTGAGTAGTCGCCAACACCTTCAAGCAACACACTTAGTTCGTCAGCGGTGTTAGCGCGGACGTTAATCATGTCACCAGCAGGTGTCTTGTATGATACTTGCAGTTTCCATTCTTCCATTTGTTATCCTATCTTCGTTGAGAACTGACAGTGTGCTGTCAATCCGCATTTATATTGGCAGTTGTTTGTGTTCGGTAAAAAGATTCCAGCCTTACGAGCCTTGTCGAATCCTGCAACAAGGTACTCAAGTTTATCCTCTGTGTACTGCTCGAGGCTAACAAGAGGTGACACACCGTGCTGACGTGCCATCCAATAGGTCCCCCACTTAACATCGATACCAAAGGTCTTTAACATTCCGACCTTGTAGAATCCAAGTTGTAGTGTATTGGTTGGTGTTTGCTGAGAGGTTTTTAAGTCGACGATAACCAGTTCGCCATTGACTTCAAACACCCTGTCAAGAATCATCTTGACTGGCACGCCAGCAAATTCAGGTAGCATCGCTAACTCAACTGCTGGTGCACCTTGTGGTGTCTTCCACAATTTCCAGTCAGGGTTAGCCTTACGCCAATCGATATACGCTTGGACCCATTGAGGTCCAGTCGTTTGCCAAAAGTTAACATCTTCCTTTTGTGGGTTAGCCTTGGTTGCTCGACCACCAACACGTGCATTGGTTAAGTCCTTGTCACCAAGTTCTTGTGCCCAGGCTTTCGCCCATAATTCATTCTGCATTTTCTAAGTCCCACATTTCTGTCGCCGTATGGAAGGCTGAGCCACCCACTGACCAGACTGATGGTTCCTCAGGAACCTGCATGAGTCGACCAAGGTAGTACTGATAACCGCAGTCGACATAGGTACTGAACGCTGAGTAACTCACGTGTTCAGGTAGTTCGTAATCTCCAAGTTGTATCATTGGACAACCATAGCACACTCAGGAATCAGTGCCAATAGGCATACCTGACTCGCTTACTTACACCCTCGGATTCTGTGTGTATAATTAATATTAATATATAATATATAAACCCCCTTCGGGGGTTATATTATATATAATAATATATATATTATACTATAGGAGATACTATGTTAGAAGTTTTCTTTGGAGTATTGCTAGCAATTGCAGTACGTGATGTATATCAGGAACTGATTCAACGATACAAGGAATACCGATTTAAGAAGGATTTAAAAGCATTGAATGACTTAGTCGAAGACTTTGAAGCCGACGATGAGGACATTAAGTAACCTTTAGAAACGACAAAAGACCCCCCAACCTAGGGTGATTACCTTAGGAAGGGGGGTTTCTTGTCTCTATGGGCCTGCTAGGGCCCTTAAATGGGTATTACTCAGCGCCTTTGCCGAAGTCTGTTGACTTAGGGTCTAGTGCTTTTAGAACTGGAGCAGCGATTGAGGCTACGAATGCTGAGATTAGAGCCTTAGGTTCGGTCACTCCTGCTAGGTACATTGCTAGTACTGATGCAAATGCAGCGCGAAGGTATGAGTTCGCGATTGAAACCATCTTGTCTTTGTTCATTTATTCTCTTTCTTTTTTGGTAGGGGCTTTAGTTTAGTTGCAGCTAACCTGGCTGTGCCAACCGCAGAGAACTTAGGCTTGTCTAACCATGGGAACCACGGAGATGTGTCATCCCCACAGTTGTCCTTGATTGATATATGTAAATGTTTGTTGTGTGGATTGGTACCAGTGTATGGCTTATCGCCTCTGCCTGGCATCCATATCTGTCCCTTGAAGATTAGATACTTGACACGTTTGTCCGCTTTAAGTTGCTCGTAGATATCATGGCAATCAATACCTTTAGCAGGGTCATGGGTTAAGTCTACACCAAAACCTGTGTTGTGGTCAGAGTTGGGATTCTGATGGATATGCGCTGCTGACGGCAGGAGTCCATCGGACGCTTTCGTACGCGATGGTGAAATCGCTGTGGCCTGGCGCAGGACAGCAATAGCGGCAGGCGTGGCTTTCTTGGCAACAGGTTTCATCGTTCATCTCTCCCCTTTTGAATCATAATCTGGTATAGAATTTCTACTTTTTCTTCTAGTCGAATGACTGAATCTTTCAGGCTCGTGCCTGAGTTAGGCTTTAGTTCATACAGATAATGCTTAACTAACCAGCGAACTGATGTAGCAAAAGCTGCAATTAATGTACAGACGGATACGGCTAAACCTAGCCATTGAGCAGTAGACATTATACGGTCCTAATCGTGATATCAATGACACCACCATAGCCCGTGAAGCCACGGTCTGGAGGTGTGAGGCGAGTGAATGAGATTTGTTCAATGACAGCCTGGCGTGACTCACCTGTGGTTAAGTCTTGCCAAGTTACAACGTCACCATTTTCTTCAATGGATTCTAGTTGGGCAATTCTATCGAAGGCTCTGCCTTCATATCCTACCTGTACGTTGTATCGGTCTGTCTCAACGTCATAGCAATAGACGGGGAATCTCATTACACGTTGGCGAGGTGTAGCAATAGTTGCCTTCGCCTGGTAGCCCTTCATGATTGGGCCTCGTGATGCATCGTCGCCGTCACGGTATAGGATAAACTTGTAGGCTAGGTACTCTTGTGCTTCTTGTGGATTAGATGTAGTTACCTCGACTGGCGGGACGGATGCATCGTATGCAACCACGTCGTACTCAGTACCGTCAGCAGTAACTGTTTCAAGGGTCATAGACCCATACTCGAAATCACCACGAGCGACAAGTCGCTTGAAGTTCTTAGGCTCTAGCGTATTGTATCTAATATAACCAGTAGTTAGATACCCATTTGTCATTAAATCAGCATCATCTTCAATGTATATTGAACCAGGAGTTGCTGCTATAGCGGTAGCAGAAGTTACTGCAGTTGATGTAACTGTTGCAGTCACTGCACTTGTATAAGTAAATGTTGAAGTAGTTG